AGCAGGCATCTTGCCCTTTTGCTTAGTCATAGGGTTAATCATGTACCGGGTGCCTTTACTGTACTTAGCACCTTTAGCCACTGTTGTTTTTGTCAAAAGCTGTAAGAGCCTTTTAGAAACCCTCACACTCTCTTCACAATCACAGCCGCCTTCACAGCCACAATCAGCACTTTTATCAATAGCCCAATCTGGCAACATATCTTCTGCGCCCATATCTTTTGCCCTTGCTCTTAAATGGCGAAGAACCTTCGCCCTATTTTTTGATCGACCTATAGCTTGGAGTGCGTTACTTAAATCTTTTCGGTTAGCAACCGGGAAAGACCCATCTGGTAGGGCTTTTCCTTCTTCCGCAAGCTTACGACGTTGTGCAGTGTCTAAACTACGCTTTTCTATTTCAGTAAAGCTACCTGGATCTAGTTCTGACTTTTCCCTATGACCTGTGCCGTGTACAGAAAAGCCCGCATAGTCACCCTTCTTTACTTGGTCCCACACTCTGTCGTCATTGACTTTGAAGCCAATCCACCAGCCTACCGGGACCGTACCTTCGGGGATTCCTAAAGCTTTTTGCTTTTCTTTTGACAGTACCACTGACTCGATCATTGTTGAAACGCCCCGGTTGATGTGCATTTCGCCACCATCACGGGAATTCAACACATAAGAATAGGCAGATTTCTCAAGCTCTTCTTCATCATCGATAAAGTCATCTTGGCGGTCAAGTAGAACTTTCCCCGCCGAATCCTTAATGATTGAAGCCCATCCGAAGACTAGCTTCTTGTCTTCATCGACTTTAGCTATTGTGCCTTCGGCAAATGGTTCTTCACTCATGGCTATAGGTTAACGCAAAGACATTGATTGATCCAGACTACTAATCAATGTCTTCTGGTGGATCTTCCAGAGGAAGCTCGCCCATATAATCACGGTCTTGCCAAAGACCTATTAAATCTGCCTTGACAGATTCAAGTAGCCCTATCAAAACCCACGGTGAAGTGTTGTCGCTATAGACAACGTGGATAGCTTCACTGCCCTCTGGCCTAAGCCCGGTAAGAATTGTTAAACCATAATTAGGTACTATCTGCGGCCAAAGTTTTTCAGCAATCGGCGGGACCATTTCGTTTGGGGCTACCGGGTGCATGTTTGACGCTATTTGTTTCCTATCTCGTCTGTGGGCAGATTACCATTCCTGCGAGCTTCTAGCCGTGCCCTATGTAACGCTTCAAAGAACTGTGGCTCATCTCTTTCTATAGCTTGTGGGTCTTCATTCATAAACCTATCAATCGTGTTTAATACTTCTACAGGAAGACCTCGCTTGCGAGAATCCTTCTTAGTTAAGGCGGCTATAATTTTATCTTCAGCCGACATGCCCTCTAAAGACCGCTCAAAGGCTGACTTAGGGACGGCCCTTTCTCTTATTCTGGTTTGTTTGGTGCCAGACCAGCTAACACTTGAATTCTGTAAGAAGCCACTAAACCCTGGTATCTCTTCAGTGACTGCTATTAAATCGTCACCTGTCCATCCTGAAGCAGTGTCTTCTCCCCCAAACTGGGGCCTACCTCTCCTTGCAGCGCCAGTGTTTGCAGCATCACTTCCATCACCAAATAGGACAAGCCTGTTAAGGGCCCCTCCATCAACTTGATCCCAATTAATTGTTTCTACACCAGTGCTTTCGTTGTAACTGTAACCATCTTCAATCACTCCAAGTACAGCTTCTCTTTTATAACCAACTTTAGTTAAAGCACTAATTGAACCTTCTGTACCCAACTGGTTTAATGCGGCAGTTCCCCGCCCATCCATCATGTACTCGGCTAGCAGGTTGTTAGTAGTGCCATAACTAGGCTCATAACCATACTTAGCCCATGTATAGGCCCCATTCATACTGCCTTCTGAGCTTGTAGCGCTAACTGCCATCTCTCCGAATCCAGCCCGTGCATATTGGTCTTCCCAATGAGAGAGAACTTGTGTGCCTATACCTGCACCCTGTACCGCCGAAGTTAAAGAGAAGTAGTCGTTATCTACGATTCCTTTTATCCCACTGTCAGCAATGCTGCTTGGCTTCAGTGTCCGTTGGGCCGTGCCTATCTGTATTTGGTTACCTGTAGCTGGGTCAGTAGCGAAAATTTGCAGATCGACATCTACATAACCTTTAGCCCATTGATTATTAACAGTAGCGTCACTTACTCTAACTTCTATTTTTGTGCCATCAGGGAAAGTGCCGCCATCTATGCTTGTCCTTGGGCCATCGAGTACCATATCAAACTCAAAAACTTCTATAGCAAGATTCATTGCTAAATTTTCTTGTTGATCTACCTCTGTGTTTTCTAGAGTCCACTCCAACGCTTCTGCGGCACTCATCCCTTCTACATACATTTCTTTCTGATCGTCGCCAGACTTAGGGTCAGCAAGGTCTGTAATAATAGCCTTTTGGCCTTCCCTGCCTATTACATAGACAACCTCTCCGTTAGGACCAACCCCCGTAAGATCTTTCATACCGGGTGCAAAAGAAACTGGGGCACCAGTAGAAGTGGTCCACTGATTACCACGGAATGGGTGCCCGGAATAATCGCCCTTCTTCAATACATCTGGCCTACCCTTTTTAAGCAGCCATTTCTCGTACCCAACACGGTCAACTTTGCCGACTTCATCAGGAAACACCAGCCCTGAAGTACATCGGCACTGAGGATGCACGGCAGAGGGGTAAGAAACTTCTCCAGAACCTGTGAACCATACACCGTTAATTGTGGCTTCCTGGCCATTCATAGGGGCACAAATAGGACAAGTCCGTTCATCTATGGCAGTAATCCATACCCTCATAGAAGTAGAGGGGATAACTTCAGCGTCTTGAGCCTGCTTCCAATATTCAAGCTGGCCTATGCTAACTGCTTGAGCAACTTCAGTCCTAGCAATCATATTTGCCCGATAGGTTTTTAAGCGGCCAGCGTATTCATCGGCCAGCTTACGGGCAGCGCCTTTTGTTGATCCTGCTGCAAGTAGTTGTGTTTGATAGTTGTTAACTGCGACAACATGAGAGGGCAAAAGCCCAACTTCCCGTCGGATCAATTTTTTAGCTTCAGGAAGTGTCATGTCATTTTCAATAACATTACCGATCAGCATACGAAGCACTTCTTTAGTCGTATTGTTAATCGCCGTAGTTGCCGAAGACCCAAGTGACCTAGCCGCACTAATTGCCCGTGGGTTATTTACATTAAAGTCTAAATTAAGACCAATTGAATTAGCGGTTACTTGGCCCGCCTGCACCATTGCTTGACGCAGTACATCAACTAGCTCAACAGTATCTATTTCAAGGTCTTCAATTCTTTCAAGAACTTCTGGGGTAACTGCTTGAAACTTACCATTTACTGCATCGTTAAGAAGATTGACAAGCTGGATATTGGTACCAGTCCTATTTATTGAAGCTAAGAACCGTCGTAAATAACGGCGTTCCATAACTAGCGCAGAAGCAATTATGTTTCTGGCAATTCGTCGGTTAGAAAACGAAGCGGTACTAGGGGCCACATCAGCCTCTCATGCTACGAATGACCTGCTCATCTGATTCTGTAGCAGCACCAGTATCAGCCCGGCCTGCATCACCTGTTGCACCTATTGCTTCTTCACGCTTTTCAGGAAGATTAGCCATTTGGCGTAGATGATTTTCGAGGCTGTTGTCCGGGAACAGTGGGGCACCAGCACCAGCAAGCTGCTGTATAAAGGTACCTATTTCTGTAAGTGGCGGTGTTTCAATATCGCCATACTCTAAGCCTGGCAGCCGTTCAGTTTGAAAACCGTTTATCCTAAATAACCTAGGGATAGCGTGGGCATTCATTACGTTCTTAATAATTTCAAGCCATGACTTAATTGATAAAGCAAAGAGGCTTGTCTTGTCTGAAGACAACGCATAAGAACCGTGTTGAGCTTGACCTAACAGGATAAAGTCGGCCAACACAGTTGTAGCAATACGCTGGTCATAACGAGTGATGACGGTGTTGGTGTCAAACTGCCTAGCACCACCCGCAGAAAGTAGTTCGATCTTATACATCTGGTTGCCAGCTTCATCGTAGATAGACGGCATGATCAAGCCTTCTTGTTGATCACGTCGAATATTCACCACTGCGTCTTGATAATCCTGAAAGATTGTCTGCTTCCAACCTGAAGCGTCAGTCCTCATAATGTCAGGGTCAACGTACATAACTGGAAAACCGGCTAAGTCACGTTCAATACCAATAGCTTCAATTTCTTCAATCCGCTTTTTGAAAAACCATGGTCGGTAAGCGTTACGCAATACTGAACGGCCTTCTGGATTGTTTTTAGTTGTAGTTGTCCTAAACAGAAGCGCTTTTTCCATTGGGATAAAAACAGGTGTGTACTTAGGCGGTGCCGATTGATACATCCCTTCAATTTCTCCATGGTCCCCGAACTTCCACTCCTGCCTTGTTTCTTGTGAACGAATTGGCAACTTACGCCAGCCAATTAAGTTGTCGCTATATTTTGAATTACGACTTGGGTCTTTACTTTCTCCATCACGCTTCTTGTAAACAATTTCGTGAAGAGACCAGCCATAAGACAACATCGAAAGGATATCGCTAACCGTATCTTCCCAAGAGAAACTCATATCTCCTAGGCACGATTCAACGAACTTTGCCGCCCGTACATCTTCAAGACGTGTGGACGCTGGCTGTATTCTCCATTTAACTTGTCGAATCAGCTTGTCTATAGCGTATAGAATCGCACCAACTACAGGGTCGTTGTCTCGCATCTCACGATAAACCTGGATACCACGGTAACCAGTAAGTTGCGGCAAAAACTCGTCTTGAACATATCCGCCTGACCTTCTAAGCCCTGTTACACCAGCTTCAGTCATTGGATTGTTATTGGTGCTGTCGGGCATATACATCAATCCTTCAATGAATTACTTATTGTAATCGTACTCTATAGTGATGGCTTCTTCATAGGGCTTATAGAAACTGGATGACCTGCGGCCGATGGGGTTTTGGCCCACCATTCTTCACATACAGCAGCAATTGACTCCCATGAGCCTTCTTCAGTCTTATCAACTGCGTTTTTTAATTCGTCAGACATAGACCGGAACACAGGTGTTTCATGGGCATAAGCTACTGGATCAGTTCCACACCAGTAATCAAGATCACTCCAGTCCTCATCTTTTACAATTAAATTAAGTACATAAGCCCCCATCGTGTCATCCCAATTAATGTGGAAAGGCACAGTCACACAAGCGTCTGGCTTCCAGTCCCAATAATTCTCACCACGATTCATAGCGCCTACGTGAAAAGCACAACCTGGTTTATCAAAGTCGTTAAAATTAAGAAACACACAACCAGCTTTACTCCCGTCTGGGTGCTTCTGCATTCTTGTTTGTGGCCCACCTTGACGGTATGGGTCAAACAGTCGGCGGTACTTGCCTTTAGCTTGCCACTCTTCAGCGGTTAACTTCTTGGCTAATCGCCTAACCCTTTTTCTATCTTGCCTATCTACAGTAACACCATTACCACAACACCCTGCTATACCGGCATTTTCGCCACTTAAAGCAGGGCGGCTGTGATGTGTGCCTTGGCAACCTCTACCCCAAATACATTGGTAGCCAGAAAGAAGCCACTTCATATCTAGCATCCACTTAGTACCAGAAGACGAAACTGCTTCTACCCAAATTCTGCTCATTATATATATGATAAACCCCCACCGGCTCAATAGATGTCGCCAATGGGGGTTTATTTTTAAGTAGCTTGTTAACTAGCTAGAATTACGCTCGCTTACGAGGTGCTCTCTTGGCTTTCTTAGCTGCTTTTTTCTTGCCAGCTTTCTTGCCAGCTTTTTTCTTACCAGCTTTTTTCTTGCCAGCTTTACGGGCTTTGCGGCCTTTGCCGCCTTTACCTTTACCTTTGCCGGTACCGCTGCCTCCACCTGAGCCAGCGCCTTCGATAACAACTTCTTCGCCATCTACTTCTTCAATATCAAGATCTATTTCAATGTTCATCAAGAACTGCTCCTGTTTAGTCTAAATGACCTGTAGTTAATATCTCATAACTGTATTGATCAGTCAATCAACATCATTGCGCCTATGTTGGTTCAGGGGCTACATAAACTTCTCCATAAGGCACTGCGTGGCCTTTTGAGAGCATCAGGTCATTTACATTATGACCATTAGCAAATACTTCGCCTAACACCCGCCCAAACTTTCCACGCTTATCAACTGTTGTCTGAATGATAAGATTGTTATTGTTTTCAGCTAAGAACCAGCTAATAAATTCAGTAGCGGCTTTACCTGCTGCCTTTTCCAATAAGTCTTTAGTTCTTGTCTCAGGGGTGTTAATTCTTGAAAGCCGCACCCTTTGCTTAACCGATATAGAAAACCCTAAGTCGATTGAGACATCTATTGTGTCACCATCTATTACCCTAAGTAGCTTTGCTGCATATTCATACATTATGTTAGACCTCCTGGTCTGCTCTTTTTCTTGTCGCCTTCAATACCCGTAGGGTTATCAAATACTTTGCCCCGGCGAACCCCGGCATAGTTCATTAGAAACTGAACATCTACGCCATTATGTGAAGTTGCATCGATCACTTCTTTAGCAGGGTTACCCCCATAGACCAGCAAGACTTCTGGCTCTAACTGATCGCATATGTACTCTAAGCTGTCTTTAGCTACTGCTAGCTCTTTCTCGTCATGCTTATCGAAAGTCTGCATAGACATAGATATGACCGGAGCTTTTTTAGGAATGCCCATAAACGAAACGTCTAACATTTCTTTACGGTCAGACATGATCACCCTAGGAATAACTTTCATTCCAGCTTCTTGGAAATAGCGGCCAAACCATTGTGCCCTATAAATGCTATATAGCTGGAAGACTAAAGGGTCGTCATACCAAACTGAGAAGTCAGGGGCTACTGCCGTCTGAACTCCTAAGTTCATAATCTTTGCTGTGTAAAAAGATGGCTTGTCCCACCACTGCTCAAACTTATAGTCGTAAGTGTAAAACCCTAAAATTGCCCGTTCGTATGGCAAACCCGTAGGCGACGCTAGCCCGCTATTCCAGAAGTAATGGCTAACCCCATCATCAGGTGTAGCGTCTTGCCCTCCCCATGTCATTAACGGGTCAGGAACTTTAGTCAAAAGCATGTCCTGCCTATAAGGCGGGATGTCGTATTTGTTTTTGCCCATTTCAAAATACACTTCATCTTGTAACTGAAGTATTCCTTGAAGCTCTCCTTGAGCACTTACAAAGGCATCTTCTTCGCCATTATCATCATCGTCATCTTTATAAGTGAAAGCTTCTCTAGGGGCATCATCAGCAGCAGCAGCATCATCACTAGCAACAAAAAGGTCTTCTGCTGCTTGATCAGAAATAGCGCTAAGAGACTCCGTAGTCGTATTAAGAATAGCTTGGATGTCAGTTTCGCTATAACCCGTACCCATTGGGGAATCTAAACTTTCGAGAAGTTCCTGTAAGACGACATCATCATATTCTGCTATATCGGATGTTCGGTTATCTGCAAGAACAATACGCTTTGCTTGCTCTGCATCAACATCTACCAGCACAACAGCTACTTTGTCCCAACCTAGTGATTTAGCTGCCTGCCATGTGTGGTTACCTGCCAAAATTCTTTGAGTAGATTTCTGAACAACGATAGGCCGATACTGTTTGTTTGTTGCTAGTGATTCGGCTATAGCCCTTATATTACCTTTTCGTGGGTTCTTTTCATAAGGCTTTAACTGTTCAATGGGTATTAATTCAACATGATCAAATAAAACTTCACTGCTCATTGGTTACTCCTAATACGGTTATTTGAAAGTTATCTCTTTCACTTTCAGTCATTCCTCCAGCTATCCCACACTGTAGCGGCATAGTTAGCGCCCATATCCGGCAGTGTTCTAGGACCGGACAATCAGCACAAATGGCCTTACATTCACGCACAGACTTTACCCGAACACAACCTAATGGGTGAACGCCACA